CCTACCGCTTTTGGCTGGTGCATTTCACGAATGTTCCCACGGAATTTAGAGAAGGCATTTACAGAAGCCTCTGGGGTAACGATATCGTTCTGCTTATCAATATTATCTAGCGTAGCAAACCCAGATACGATTCTACGTTCTGTGTCTACCTTTGTGAGTGGCATTGAAATACGGACGTTATTTCCGTCAATGTCGAAATGTGCTTTCTGAATACTCATAGTACTAATTATAGCCCCTTTTTAATAAAGTGTTATACAAATGTTATTATACCACTTTTTTAAGAGGAGCGTCTCCCCTCGCCTTGTGCGTTTCTTCCAGCAGTAGTGGCTGTACTGTCAGCCTGTGCCTGTTGACGTTCTGCATCACGAGTTCTGTTGCCAGAATTGTTTGCTGTAGCATCTGCTGCTTGACGAGGTGAAAGAACTACCATAGAGTCGCTTTCTTCACGTTCTGGCAAGTTAAGAAGTTCACGAGCCTCATTAGGAACCATAATCTGGTTCTTGACATAGTTGGTAAGAATCTGTGACTGAGCCAATTCATCTGTAAGTGTAAGTTCATTAAACTTAAATTCTAGAACATCTGTCTTTTCACGAATAATCTTATTAAGAATCTTTTCAAGGTTACGCTGTGCTGGTCTTGCTACCTGCTCTTTGAATGTTCTGTCTTGTGCTAGTGAGTCAGCAATTGAAGATGAACTGCTACCTCCAAGTTTTGATAGTGGCACTTGGTGAGCAACCAGGATATCGTCACGGTTCTGGTCACGATACTTAGAGAAAGAGCCTTCTTGAATACCGTTTTCAATTGGTTCCATCTTAAACTCAACCTTGTTACTATCTGAGTCTCCTGGAAGTGGAATGTAGAGAGTTCTGTGTGACTGACCCTTTAGACCAGTCTGCAAGAAACGGAACAACTTGTCCTCTGCCTCTTGAGTAAGTTGTGCACCCTTAAGGGTTACAATGTAGCGTGGCACAGCCTTGTTGTTGAAGTAGTCAATGTTGTACTGAGATGCAAGCATATCTCCCAATAGGGATGGCATGGCAGCCATGATGTCTGGTACACCATAGAAAGTGTTTAGTGGAGAGTATTCCTTAATGTGGATAATCTCATTTGGTCTTGGGTCTTCGGTAATATAGTTTATGTTCTTTGCCCCGAAGTTACGGAAATAAACAACCTTGTTTGAAATGATTTGAACGTATCCGTCACGCAATCTACGGACACGCATTGTTGATGCAGGAATATGACCAATATAGCCAATGTCTCCAGTTGTTGTTCTACCGACTTCAATGTATCCATTACCCATTGCGTGAACATCTGTAAATACCTTTTCAAGTACGGAAGAGAATGATTCGTCTTGGTTCAGTCCTTCTACCCAGTCTCTAAGTTGAACTTTGAGTCTTTCAATCCTGTTTCTAGCACGAGCCATCTGGTCTGCTGTTGCAGCCTCTAATTTGAGATTTGTCTTATCTGAAACAATAAAGTCATAACCAAGACCAACTGTGTTTTCAACTTTTGCATCAATAGCAGCGTGGTTAGCAAAAGATGTGTCGTAGTAGTTTGCAAGTTCATAAAGATTATATGGTGGGGTAATCACATCAAAAAGTGAATATGCGTTGCGGAAGACTATGCCAGGATTAATAGCATTTGAACGAGCACCATTAGTACCCATCTGAATTGCACCAGCAGACTCTAAGTAGGCATCATCTCCAATTGCTTTAGACATTCTGGTGCTTCTACGCTTAAAATTTGTTTGCATACCAGAGAATGATTTAATTTCGTCCCAAGACTTTACGAATGGGTCCATAGATGCAAACTCATTTACATTCTCTTGAGCCTCATCTAGTCTTGCAGGAGTATTAGCATATTCATAGTAATTCACTAGTCATCACTTCCAAATTGGTCAAATGTCTTTTTTGCATCGACCAATGCACCAAGGTCTGTTTCTGATGGAATGTATCCTTGAGACATGCGGTCAACTTGCTCGCTGTATTCTTCATCGGATACTTTGCGAACGTTTGCATAGAATAGTGGCTGACCATCTGGAAATCCTAGCCATCTTGCTTCATTACGAAGTAGAGTAATTCTTGATTCATCGCCCTTCATTGAGTCAATACTTAGGGCATTACCGTGGTCATCTGTTAAAACCTTGCCAGTACGCAACTGCCAAACGTAAATTCCATAGTCCGAAAAAGGTTCTTCTACCACAGAAACTCTTGTTTTGCCAATTTGGTTGGGCATGACTTGACCAATATCTTTTGTAGTATCTATATTCATAACCACTAGTATACCACATTATGGAACAGAGTATACACTTGTTTGTCTAACGATGGTATCGTAAAATTTGTGAGACTCATCTATTAGTGGTAATTCTATGTATTCTGGGCTATCGGAAAGCAAAGTATTGTTGCCAAAAAATATTTTATAAAGGCTTGCCATATCTACTGATGCAGTTGAGATTGAAGTACTAGGTGTTGAAAGGTCTTTCCATGTGCCTGAAATCCAGGTATTCCATGTATTAGTTGCTCCAGACACAGAAGTTTCTACCTGCCCCCAAGTTCTGAAAACGTTACTTTGAGTATATCTAACATCTTTTAATTGATAAAAAGACACATTATCAAATGACATTGGACCAGTAAAGTCGAGGTATCCATCGGTATATGAACTAAAGTCTAGTTTATCAATGAAGACTATTCCTAAAACACTCCACTCATTTGCATTTATTACTGGATTTGCTGTAGCCTGTCCATTAAGATAAAAGTATATAAACCTTGTGTCTGTGGTTGGTGCATCTGATACAGCATATATTGTTCCTTGTGTGTTGTCTACCCCAGGATTTGTAGACTGTACATAAAAAGTATATGTTCTTGTTTTATCTTTGATTTGAAAAATTTGTTGTGCTGTTTCGGGAAAGTATGACTTTGTTATTGTTGAGCCTACTCTTGTCGCAATGCCCTCATAAAATGTGAATAGTTGTAGTGTACTTAGGTTATAGGTAAGTCCTCCATTACTATTTATTTTATATCTTATTCCACGAGAAGTTCCCCCTACATAATCTCCAACAAGCCTAAAGCCTGACTGTCTGGAAAGTTGTAGATATTGCTGTGTTTGTTTATTTACAATAAATGGATTTCTAGTTTTATAGTTATATCCATTTGCAACAGTATATGAATATGGAACTAGTTCTCCCTGAGAAACAGAGATTGGATTTTCAACTGTTGTGTCATTGCTTAATGTTTTTGATAAAAACTCTAAAGACTTTATTTCTAAATCATTGTTTAGTGTGTCTGGTATTGACATTTCTAAACTAACCATAATGTAATATGTTGATATGTCTATATTTGCTGGCAGATAGATTATAAAATCGTCCACTACCTCGTATTTTGTAGTTTGCCAAGAGTAGTCATTTACGTCTGTTGGTGGAGATAAGACTCTGTTTATGTTTGGTCCAACCTGTGTTACAAATTTTGAATCTGGCTCATAGGTGGAGGTTCCGCTTTCAAAGGTGATGTATGTTTTTAAATGTGGATTGGAAACAACTGTGTCAAATATCCAGTTTCCACTTACCTCAACTTTTGTAAGTGGAGCAGCGTAGTCAATGTTGAATTGAATAAAGTCTGTAGAATATGTCTTTACTCCAGAAGAATTTGTTGTATATGACGCTAGACTTTGGAGTGGTATATGACTTTTCCAATACCCACTTGTACCCACAGTAAAGTAATATTTAGAAAGTATTGAGTTATAGAATAAATCTAGGTCGTAACTAGCAAGTGGAGTGTTTAGTGCAACAAGCCCTGCATCGTACCTAAATGTACCATTGGCTGTAACTAGTGATTGTCCAGACGAGTTTGTTCTTTGTTGTAAATTAAATGAGTTTAAAAATTTAACAGAATTTATGATTCCTGTAAACGTAGTATTTGCAGACAAATCTTCTTCTCCTGCAACATAAACGGATAGTCTTGATGGAGTGTTAAAAAAATTTTTAGTTGTTGGATATTTTTGAGAAAATTTATCTATATCAATGCCGATTAGACGATTATATGGAGCGGAACCAGATATTGATTCTGAAAGTAAAGTTACTTCTGCATTTGTTCCAGTTTTAAACTTATAGTAAATATTGTTAGAATTTATAGATATTTTAAAATATTCTTTGGTGTCCTTGTTAATTAGTTTAAATACTGTTTGTTCTGTCGATGGAAGGGTAGATGAAAAAGTTCCATCT